ATAAGTTAATCATGTCTACATTATCAACAAAACTAAATCAAAAATTATCTGAGGTTCTAGATATAGAACCGATAGAGATTGCACCACCGCCTGTTGTAGTTCCTGACACAACAGAAGACGATGCAGAGTTTGCTCGTAAGAACATTCGCAATTTGATTGAGAAAGGTAATGTTGCTATGGATAATTTACTTACCGTAGCTAAAGAATCTGAACACCCAAGAGCATATGAAGTTGCTGCTGGTATGATAAAGAACCTTTCTGATCTGAACAAAGATTTACTAGAGATACAGAAACGCAAAAAAGATTTGACAGGTGAATTACAAACTGCAAAAAATATAAATGTAGATAAAGCAGTCTTTGTTGGGTCTACTACAGAACTCGTAAAATTTTTAAAGAATAAGGACAATTATGGAACAACTAATTCAACAACTTAAAGTAATTCTAGGTACAAATTTTGGTCTGTATCTCAAGTCTCATAACTATCATTGGAACATTGAAGGTTCTAACTTTCCTCAGTATCATTCATTCTTGGATAGTTTTTACAATTCTGTTTGGGAACAAACAGATAATATTGCAGAACACATTCGTGCATTGAATGCATATGCACCAGGTTCGTTCACTCGTTTCATCGAACTGTCTGCTGTTGAAGAAGCAACATCAGTTCCTGATGCAAGATCAATGTTATCACATCTTTATGAAGACAATGAAAAGTATATTCTGCAACTTCGTGCTGGTATCGTTGTTGCAGAACAAGCAAATGAACCTGCGGTATCAAACTTTCTACAGGACTTGTTAGGGGCTCATCAGAAACACAGTTGGATGCTTCGCAGCATTCTAAAATAATATGTCTGATTTAGGTGGTGGTTATAATGGTAATGCTAGTCTGAAAAGATTGGGTGTGGAGATATCCTACACCCAAGATCAGATTGCAGAGATTATAAAGTGTAGTGAAGATCCAATTTACTTCATTAAGACTTATGTAAAGATTGTCAACGTTGATAAAGGTCTTGTACCTTTTGAGATGTGGCCATTCCAAGAGAATATGGTTTCTGAGTTTCACAAAAACCGATTCTCTATCTGTAAGATGCCTCGACAAGTGGGTAAGACAACTACAACAGTTGGCTATATGTTGTGGTGTGTTCTATTCAACATCGACTACAAGATTGCGATTCTAGCTAACAAAGGTTCTCTTGCGCGTGAAATTCTTGGTAGAATTCAGTATGCGTATGAGTATCTTCCTCTCTGGTTACAGCAAGGCATCAAGACTTGGAACAAAGGTAATCTTGAACTAGAAAACGGTTCAATGATCTATGCTTATGCAACATCTGCATCAGGCGTTCGTGGAGGTACTTACAACCTAGTTTTCTTAGACGAATTCGCATTCGTTCAGCATAACATGGCGCAAGACTTCTTTACATCTACTTACCCTGTTATCTCGTCTGGTAAAACTACGAAAGTTATTATCGTATCAACACCTAACGGTTTGAATATGTTCTACAAGATGTGGATCGATGCGATAGAAGGTCGCTCTACTTATACACCGCTTGAAGTGCATTGGTCACAAGTACCAGGTCGTGATGCTGCATGGAAAGAAGAAACGATTCGTAACACTTCTGAAGAACAGTTCAGACAAGAATTTGAAACAGAATTTATTGGTTCTTCTGCTACGCTTATTTCTGGTTCTAAACTACGCAGCCTTGCATTTCATAATCCACTATCATCAATCGATGGGTTTGATATTTACGAAGAACCGATTAAAGACAATTTGTATATCTGTACAGTAGACTGCTCTGAGGGCGTTGAACAAGATTACTCAACAATCAATGTCATCGATGTTTCACAGACTCCGTACAGACAAGTAGCAAAGTATCGAAACAATAAATTGCCGTTGCTGTTCTTCCCAACGGTAATCTATTCGATAGCAAGAAAATACAACGAAGCCTATGCTTTGATTGAGACTAATAACATAGGGCAACAAGTCGTTGACATTCTACACTATGACTTAGAATATGAGAATGTTTACAAACTAGAACACCATCACATTAAAGGACAAGCTATCTCTGGAGGCTTTAAGCGTTCTACTTCTTTTGGTATCAAGACTACTAAATCAGTCAAAAAGATAGGCTGTGCTAACTTAAAAACTCTGATTGAGAATGACAAATTAATCATCAACGATTTTGATACGATTGCAGAGATGAATACTTTCGTAAGAGTGCGAGATTCTTACGCAGCAGAAGAAGGTAACAACGATGACTTAGTTATGGGTTTGGTTCTGTTTTCTTGGTTATCAGCGCAGTCATACTTCAGAGATTCTACGAATATTGACATTCGCCGTGTACTACTGCAAGAAAATAGCAATTTCGATGAAGAGAATTTGACTCCAGTGGGTATCATAGACGATGGTAGAAAAGAAGAACTTATCAATGATGGAAGAGACATTTGGTCCACTCATGGGTTAGTTTCTTCAAGTTTCTAAATAACTAAATAGACAATCAAAACAAATTTGACCCATACTACTAAAGGAGAAATCCAATGGCATTTCAGCTATCACCTGGGGTAAATGTATCAGAAATCGATCTGACTACAGTTGTCCCTTCGGCCGCCACCTCTATTGGTGCATTTGCGGGGCCGTTTGCTTGGGGTCCAGTTGGTGAAATCGTAACAATTTCGGATGAAACTCGTCTTGCTGATCGTTTTGGCAAGCCTGATTCAACTAACTATGAATACTGGTTCTCAGCAGCAAACTTCCTTGCTTATTCTAACAACCTAAAAGTTGTCCGTTCGTCTGGTTCAGCTACTAAAAACGCTGCTGCTAACACTATCGGATCTGTTCTAATTAAAAACAATGACGATTGGCTAGATAACTTCTCTAGCGGTTCTGTTGCTTACGGTGAAGTTACAGCACGTTATGCAGGCGCACTAGGTAACTCGCTAAAAGTTTCGATGGCAGACGCTAACACCTATTCAAATTGGACCTATGCTTCATCATTTACTTCAACACCAGGAACATCAACCTATGTTTCAAACCAAGGTGGTGCAAACGATGAGATTCACATTATCGTTATCGATGAAGATGGTAAGTTTACAGGTACAAGCGGTACTATTCTTGAGAAGTTTCCTTTCGTTTCTAAAGCATCTGATGCAAAAGACGATAGCGGTAACTCAAACTACTACAAGAATGTCCTAACAAACAAGTCACAGTACATTCGTTGGATGAGTCATCCAACTGGAAACACTACTGCTGCTTATGCAAACGCAAGTTCTAATTGGGGTTCTGCTGCTTCTGGTGTTTCGTTCACTAAACTTGCAGCTAACGTATCTCTATCTCTTGCTGGCGGTGCTGACGGTACTATCGTTACTGCAAACGTTATCTCTTCATACAACTTGTATGCAAGCGCAGAATCTACAGATGTTTCATTGATCGTTAGCGGTCCAGCAGATGCTACTCTTGCTACAAACTTGATCGCACTTGCTGAAGCTCGTAAAGATTGCGTAGTGTTCTTGTCACCAGGTAAATCAGATGTTGTTGATAACGCAGGTAGCGAAGCTGCTGCTGTTGTTGCTCTACGCAACTCGTTGACTTCATCTTCATACGCTTTCATGGATTCTTCATGGAAGTATCAGTACGACAAATACAGCGATGTATACCGTTGGTTGCCTATGAACGGTGATATTGCTGGTCTATGTGCTAAGACAGACCTTGAAAGAGACCCATGGTTCTCTCCAGGTGGATTGAATCGCGGTCAGATTCGTAACGTTATCAAGCTATCATGGAACCCAACCAAGACAGATCGTGACACCTTGTATGTCAAAGGTATCAACCCTGTTGTTTCGTTCCAAGGCGAAGGTACTGTTCTGTTTGGCGATAAGACAATGTTGAGCAAGCCAAGTGCATTTGATCGTATCAATGTTCGCCGTCTGTTTATTGTGCTTGAGAAATCAATTTCAAGAGCAGCAAGATTCTCGATGTTCGAATTCAACGATCAATTTACTCGCGCTCAGTTCGTAAACTTAGTTGAGCCTTATCTACGCGATGTACAAGGTCGCCGTGGTATCACAGACTTCCGTGTTGTGTGTAATGAGTCTAACAACACCGGTGAGGTTATTGACCGTAATGAATTCGTTGGTGATATCTACATTAAACCTGCTCGTTCAGTAAACTTTATCCAACTTAACTTTGTCGCAGTACGCACTGGCGTATCGTTTGATGAAGTGGTTGGAAAGTTTTAATAAATAAGAGAACAGGAGAACAATAATGGCATTCAGTGTAAATGATTTTAGAGCGCAAATGCAAGGTGACGGTGCCCGCCCGAACCTATTTGAAGTCTCTATGCCTTTCCCTGGTTTCTCTGCACCAGGAAATGCACAAACAAAACTTACATTCATGTGTAAGACTGCTCAATTGCCAGGTTCAACACTCGGTGTTGTTCCTGTGCAATACTTTGGTCGTGAACTAAAGTTTGTTGGTAACAGAACGTTCGCAGATTGGACAATCACAGTTATCAA